GATCAAGGGAAGAAATGCTACAAAATCGAAGATTACGGATTCGGAAAAGGCTACCGTCATGTTTATGACGTTTTCCTTCCGTTGTTCGGCGACCTCGACCGGCACGTTCGCGCCGGTCGCAACGTCGTGTTGATTTGTCACGACGATACGAAAACCGTTCCGAATCCAGCTGGCCTTGATTGGATTCGGTGGGAACCGAAAATGCAAGACAGTCGCGGATCGTCAATCCGGTTGCGCGCAAAAGAATGGTCCGATCATTGTTTGTTTTTCGGATACGACGTCCGCGTCGACGATCAAGGCAACAAACGCGCCCGATCCGGAAAAGGAAAAGGAGCCGGTTCGCGCGTCATTTACACCGCGGAACGTCCTCATTTCATGGCGAAAAGCCGGACGACATCGGAAACGATCGTGATCGGCGATCCGGGTACCGGCGGCGAATCTTGGTCCGCAATCATCAACAAATAACAACCAACAAAAGGAAAAACAGAACGCATGAACATCCCAGCAGCAGGCAAATATCCGGCGCACGCGCCCGGCCAACTCGTCGTCACGAAAGCAAAGACGGGTTCGTTGTGTGTCGTCGTGCCGGTGCAACTCGTCGATTCGAATCCGCCGTGGACCGGCATGACGTGGATCACGTTGATCGCTTCCGACGGCACCGTTCAGGAAAAGAACGTCGACCGTCTGAAAACGATTTTCGGATGGAACGATCCCGATCCGTTTTGGTTGATGTATGAAAACCCGGAAAAGGCGATTCACGAATCGGTTGCCGAAAACAACGACGCCGCCGGCATTCGCGATTTGACGCAATGTCCGTTCGACGTCGATTGCGAACACGTCGAATACACGCCGGAAGGTGAAGCGACGCGCACGCAATTCAAAGTCGCGTGGATGAATCCGCCTGGATCGTCCGGCGGATCGGTGACTCCCGCGAACCGCGCCGAAATTCAACAGAAATTCGGCAACGTCCTCCGGACATTGTTCGCCGCGAAAAAAACCGCAACGAAACCGGCGACATCGAAACCGGCGGAAAAGAAAACCGAACCGGCGAAAGCGGCCGCAACGACCGCGCCGGCGAAATCATCGATGCCGGGACGCAAAACGAAATCGTCAACCGACATCGGCACCGGACCGACCGCGACAGCGGAAGAAGCATGGGCCGCGTGTCAAGCGACGTGCCCCGATTCATCGGCGGAAGAACAACGCGATGCGTATTACGCGGTGCTCGACCGATTGTTTCCGGGCAAAGAAAACGACGACCTCGATCCGAAACAATTCGGCGCGTTGAAGACCGAATTCGAATCCGGCGGACAATAGGAACCAAACGCCGGGGCGCGACGCGATACGCGCACATAATTTCACGATGAAACAAAATCAATTAACGTCGAAGGATTCAGGCGATTTCCGGCGGTTGGAAAACGTTGTCGAAAAAGAAAAATTCGCGTGGTTGCGCGTCGGCGAAGCGTTGACTGAAATCCGCGATCGGAAACTTTACCGGGAAAAATACGCGACGTTCGAAGATTATTGCCGCGAACGTTGGGGATGGTCGCGAATCCGGTCTTATCAATTGATCGACGCCGCCGAAACCGTCAAATCGCTTCCGGAAAATGTAAAGCATGCTTTACAAAATCCGCGGCAAGCGACCGCGTTGTCGACCGTTCCGCCGCGCAAACGCGCCGCGGTCGTCGCCGCGGTCGTCGCCGCCGGTCCGGTGACGGCGAAAGCGATCACGACCGCGGCCGCGCCGGACCGGATCGCAAAAGACAAACCGAAACCGCCGACGATCAACGACAAAACCGGATTGCCGATTCCGACGGAAATTCACAAGCATTGGCATCGCGCCGAAGCGATACAAGGGACGGTTTCAACGTTCGCGTCCGCGCGCGGCATGGTTGAACGCGCGCAAAAAGAAAGCGATGTCATTTTCGCGGAGGTTAATTTTTCAACGTTACGCGCGGACATCGATCGCGCGATCGTCATGCTGAAAGTCGTTCGCCCATACGCCGTGTGTCCGACGTGTCAAGGATTGACATTTAAAGATTGCGGCGCGTGTCACGGCCGCGGATTCGTCAGCGAACATTTTTGGAAGCGTTGCGTTCCGGAAGAAACGAAATCGATGCGATCGAAAATCGTCGCCGAATTGAAAAAGAAAGCAAATGAGCATTCATGATCGAAAACCGGAAGACGACCGCGATCGCGAAATCAAATGGATCGACGGTCAAGCGGTTGAATTTTGGTTGCAACCAGACGGCGTTCATTGCAAACGGCCGCGCCATCCTGAGACGATTCTTCCGTTTCACTCGGCGCTTGCTGCGTCTGAGGGACAATTAGAAATGAACATATGAATTCACGCAACAAAGGCAAACGCGGTGAATTAGAATTCGCGCACTACCTCACCGATAACGGATTTCCGGCGGCGCGCGGTCAACAATTCGCCGGCGGCGCGGAATCGCCGGACATCAAATGTGAAGCGTTAACCGGATTTCATTTCGAAGTGAAACGCGTCGAAAACCTGAACCTCGGCGCGGCGTGCGCGCAAGCCGAATCCGACGCCGCCGGTAAACCGTGGATCGTCGCGCATAGGAAGAATGACGCGCCGTGGTTGGCAACGATCCGGATGGAAACGCTTTTGGATTTGATCCGCGGAAATTTACCTGCAGGTGAACTGATATGAAAAAACCAAACGCACGACAACAATTGATTTTGTCGATCATAGAAAAATTTCCGCACGCGTCGAATATGGCTGTTGCAAGGATTGCGTATAAGGAAACGCCGGCAATGTTCCCTGATTTTTCGGCCGCGAATCACGCGGTTCGCCGGATTAGAAATGGCGACATCGGCGCACGCGTCAAACCGCGGTCGACGCCGACGACGTTCAAACAAGGGTTTGGACGCATCGCCGACGGCATCACGACGTTGTCTCAAAAAGGCGAACCGAAATGGGCCGCGTTCGAAATCGCCGGACCGTGCAACGCCCTTGTGTTGTCCGACATACACTATCCGTATCACGACCGAACCGCGTTGATCGCAGCGCTTGAACACGGTCGCGCGACCGGCGTCGACGTCGTGTTGTTCAACGGCGATTTGGCCGATTTCCACAGCATCAGTTGGTGGGAAACCGATCCGCGGGAAAGGAATTTTCCGGACGAAATCAAAGGTTGCCGCGAATTGATTGCCGCTGTGCGCGAATCATTTCCGGATGCGCGAATCGTTTTCAAACTCGGCAATCACGAAGAACGTTTCGAACGTTACATGAAAGTGAAAGCGCCGGAGCTCCTCGGTTTAAACGAATTCGACATCGAATCGTTGTTCGGTTTGAAAAATTACGGCGTCGAAATCGTAAAACAAAAACGACCGATCCGTTTAGGCGACCTCAACGTTTTGCACGGTCACGAATATCAATTCGCGATTTCGAATCCAGTCAATCCGGCGCGCGGACTTTTCCTTCGTTGCAAGGCTTACGCGATGTGTGGGCATTTTCATCAATCGTCTTATCATACGGAACGGACGATTGAAGATCGATCGATCGCGACCTGGTCGACCGGTTGTTTGTGCGACCTGCATCCAGAATATCGGCCGTTGAACAATTGGGCGCACGGATTCGCGCGCGTCGAAGTCGCCTCGGATGGAAAATTCAACGTCGATCATCGAACAATCAAAAACGGAAAAGTGATATGAACTACGGAAAATGCGAAATTTGCGACGAACGTTGGTTGTTGTCGTGGCGATCATCATGCCCAAAATGTTTTCCGAATAAATCCGAACCGGAATCGATCCTTCAAGAAGCGAACCGCATCGTCAACGGCGATCGCGGCGAAGCATACGGACATCCATTCGACGATTTTTCCAAAACGGCGACGTTGTTCAATACGATAACGGGTCGCGATTTGATTGCCGAAGATGTCGCAACGCTTTTGTTGTGCGTGAAATTGTCGCGCGAATCTAACAAACGGAAACGCGACAATCGCGTCGACGCCGCCGGATATCTTTTATGCCTCGACAAAATCATCGAACGCCGATCCGCGGACCGCGCCGCCGACGACAAATTGGAATTGTTATGAAACGAAAAGGCGATTTCATCCGCACGTTTTCAGGAATCGATTTTTGGCCGTTCGATCCGCGGACGAACGAAATCGACATAGTCGACATCGCGCACGCGTTGTCTAATATTTGCAGATTCGGCGGACATTGCCGGAAATTTTATTCCGTCGCGCAGCATTCGGTTCATGTTTCGACGGTATTAGAAATGGAACGATTTAATTGGACGAAATTCAAAACCGAATCGTTAATCGGATTGCTACACGACGCGCCGGAAGCATACATAGGCGACATGGTGACGCCGGTCAAAAAACATTTGCGCAGTTTCAAAAAAGTAGATTCCGGAATATGGTCCGCGATCGCGTTGAAATTTAAATTGCCTGGATACATTCCGTTTAATGTTCACGCCGCCGACGTCGTCGCGATCCGGACCGAGGTCCGCGATTTGATCAATGGCGATCCGGCATGGGTTAAAAATCGTCCGTATTGTGATTTCGAACCTGACAAAAAGAAAATCATCCCTGTTTCGCCGGCGGAAGCGAAATCGATGTTTTTGCGTCGTTATTTTGAATTGATGTCATGATCGCTCGCCCATATCAAACCGACGGTTGCAATCGTGTTTTCGCCGCGTGGAAGGAAGGAAATTCTTGCCTCGTCGTCATGCCCACCGGAACCGGTAAAACGATATTATTCGCGAAGGTGATCAAACGCGCATTTCCGCGGCGCGCAATGGTCATCGCGCACCGTCAAGAATTGATTTGGCAGGCGAAAGACAAAATCGAACGCGCGGCCGGTTTGTCGGTTGAAGTGGAAATGGGCGAACACCGCGCCGGCGACGGCGGTTTATTCCGAAAATCCGCGGTCGTCGTGTCGACGATTCAAACGTTGACGGCCGGCGGCGACGGCGGCGGACGAATGACGAAATTCGATCCGGACGAATTCGGCGTGTTGATCATCGATGAAGCGCATCATTACGTTTCGCCGTCCGGCCGGCGCGCACTGGATTGGTTCATGTCGAATCCGAAATTGAAAGTGCTCGGCGTGACGGCGACGCCGGATCGCGCCGACGAAGAAGCATTGGGTCAAGCATTCGAAACCGTCGCGTTCGATTATGAAATTCTGGATGCGATCCGCGACGGTTGGCTCGTTCCGGTTGATCAACAAATGGTCGACGTTTCCGGTTTAGATTTTTCCGCGGTCCGGACGACGGCCGGCGACCTTAACGGCGCAGACCTCGCCGCGATAATGGAATCGGAAAAAAACCTTCAAGGGGTAGCCGGACCGGCGATCGACATCGTCGGCGATCGGCGCGCGATCGCGTTCACGTCGTCGGTGAAACACGCCGAACAATTGTCTGAAATATTCAATCGGCATAAACGAGGCATGTCGTCGTGGTTGTGCGGCAAAACGGACACCGACGAACGCGCCGAAATCCTGAGCAAATTTTCGAACGGCGATATTCAAATCGTCTGCAATTGCGGCGTGTTGACAGAAGGATTTGACGATCCGGGCGTGTCCGTCGCGATCATGGCGCGTCCGACCAAATCGCGGTCGTTGTATGCTCAAATGTGCGGTCGCACAATGCGTCCGGCGGACGACATCGCCGCCGAATTGAACGACGTCGGAGGGCCGGACGAACGCCGATCGTTGATTGAACAATCTTCGAAACCGTCTTGTTTGATCGTCGATTTCGTCGGCAACGCCGGCCGTCATAAATTGATGACAACGGCGGACGTTCTCGGCGGCAACATCACCGACGCCGCAATTGAAGCGGCGATCGCGCGCGCGCGCCGTCCGGGCGGCAAGCCGGTCCGCATGGACGAAGCGTTGCTTGAAGAACAGCAAGCGGAACAAGAAGCGCGGCGATTAGAATCCGAAGCGCGCCGGAACCGGATCGTTGCGCGAGCGGATTATCTTTTGACGAAAATCGATCCGTTCGACGTGTTGCAATTGCAACCGACGAAAGCGCGCGGATGGGAATCCGGTAAAAAGTTTTCGGAAAAGCAATCGGCGATGCTTCGGCGCAACGGCGTCGATCCGATGAAAATCGAATTTCACAAAGGCAAACAATTGTTGGACGCGATATTCGAACGCATCGAACACAATCTTTGTTCTGTCGGACAAATGAAAGTATTGAAACGCGCCGGCGTGAAAACTGAAATTTCATTCCGCGCGGCATCAGCAGCGATCGACGTTCTTTCGCGTAACGGTTGGCGCAATTCCGCCGACGTGCAACGCGCGATCGATGCGGCATCCGGCGACGCACCGCCGCCGCGGCCGCAACGCGTTCCGGAAGAAGATAACGTTCCATTCTAATGATCCCAAAACGCCGACAAAAAATCGTTTCGCTCGCGCACGGATTTTTAAATCCGACGCGGCATTTCGCGCTCGCGTCGTCGCCGCGACCTCCTGGCCGTCCGCGGCCGGCGACCGTTTGGCCGCCGATTTGCGACGTTGCGAACCTTCCAGGATTCATCGATTTGAAATCCGCATCGAAATGGAACAATTCGAATGGGCATCTTCCGATCCTTGCTACGTGGCGGTGTTCGCATTGCGGAATGATTCATTACTGGTCGACATCGGCGTCGAACAGTTCCGGAAAACACAACGCCGGCGCGGACCGTATTCCGGATCGCATTTTGGAATTGATTGAAAGCGAGGAAAAACTGTGACGAACAAACTCTGGCCTGCAGTGTCAAAAGACAAACCGTGTCCGATATGCGGCAAAACAGAGTGGTTGTGCCGGTTCGGCGATTACGCGATTCTTTGTATGCGCGTTCAATCCGATCGGCCGTGCGAATCCGGCGGGTGGTTTCACGATTACGCCGGCGCGCCGCGGCGACCGGTCGTTGCGCGGCCGATCGCGACGCCGGCGAAAATCGACGCGGCGTCGTTGATCGATCAATGGCGCAAATCGACTGCGTTGTTTCAAATCCGCGCGTTAGCCGGCGCGTTGAATGTTTTAACAGAATCGTTGGTCGCACTCGGCGCGTGTTGGGCTCCGGGTCACGCTGCGTGGGCGTTTCCGATGCGCGACGGATTCGGCGAAATCGTCGGCGTTCGGTTGCGCGGATTAGACGGTCGAAAATGGGCTGTCACCGGATCGAAACAAGGATTGTTCGTTCCGCAAATACCGCTCAACGGAATGGTTTTCCTTCCAGAAGGTCCGACGTCAACGGCCGCGTTGTTGTCGTTAGGATTTTACGCAATCGGGCGGCCGTCGTGCAATTGTTCTGCCGATCCGGTCGAACAAACGTTGAAACGGATCGGCGCGAAATCGGTAGTCATTGTTTCAGACAAAGATGAACCGAACGAAAAAACCGGCGAATCACCTGGATTAGTCGGCGCCATGAAATTGAAAGACGAATTGAAAATCAAATCGTGCATTTGGACGCCGCCAACAAAAGACATTCGCGATTTTTTGCGATCCGGCGGAATGCGCGACGAAATCAAATCCGCGGTAAATCAATTGTTATGGAAGAAAAAATAATCAAATGGACGTCGTTCGTGATTGTTTTTGTCGTGTCGTTTTGTTTGTGTTGGCCTCAAGAGGTTATCGACACGGCGAAAGATTTGAACGATTGCGGTTTGTGGTTGATTAAAACCTGGAAAGAAAAATACAAAAAACAATGAACGAAGATTTATTTGACGTCGAACAATCGGAACGGCCGGTCGTCAAACGCGAAATCGCCGCCGTCGCCGGAAAATCGATCGCGTCGGACGTCGACGTTGACGAAACGCTTTTAGAAGTGTGCCGGCCGTTCGATTACGATTTCAACGGCCGATCCGTGTTCGAATTCCCTGTGTTTCACGCGCCGCCGCGCGACGGATCATGGGCGATTGGATTGATTGTCGGTCCGTCCGGCACCGGCAAAAGTCAATTGTTGAAAAAGAATTACGGTTGCCGACCGCCGCCGCGATGGAATCCGCGGTTGGCGATCGCGTCGCAACTCGGACCGCCGGCGGAAGCGTCGGCGCGCCTCGCCGCGGTCGGACTCAATTCCGTTCCGGCATGGTGCCGGCCGTTTCATGTATTGAGCAACGGCGAACAATTCCGCGCGTCAATGGCGCGTTCTATTGCGTCGAACGCATCATTTGACGAATTCACGTCTGTTGTCGACAGGACGGTCGCTAAAACGTGCTGCCATGCGATACAACGGCACGCACGGAACAACAAATTGACCGGAATTGTATTCGTGACGTGTCATTACGACGTTGTCGAATGGTTACAACCAGACTGGGTGTTCGACACATTAACGGCGGCGATGCTGCCAAGGGGGTCGATTCGGCGGCGTCCGTCGATTCGGATCGCAATTGAATCTTGCGATCGGAGAATCTGGAACATGTTCAAACATCATCACTATTTGAGTTCAGAAATTTTGCAAAACGCTGAAACGTTCACCGCGTTTTGGGATGAATCGCCTATCGGTTTTACGTCGTGCGTTCCGTTTCCGCACGGACATTTGCGGAACGCATGGCGCGAACACCGGACCGTGATCCTTCCTGATTATCAAGGGCTCGGCATCGGCGTGCGGTTATCCGATTGGCTCGGCGAACGGTGTTTATCGATGGGCCGGAAATTCTATTCGCGGACGTCGCATCCGCGGATGGGCGAATACCGCGAACGCAGTCCGTTATGGACGCCGAACGGAAACAACCGGACCGCGAATTCGATGAACGAATCGATCAAAGGCGGATCGATTAGTCACGGATGCAATTTCACGCGCGTTTGTTTTTCACATAAATACGTAGGCCGGTCGCGCACGACCGCGCCGCAAAGGAAACGATCATGACTCATCCGACTTACAAAAAAGGCGCAACGGGATTGTGTCCGTGCGGAACGACGACATCGCATCGCGAAGGATCCGGGTTTTCTTGTCCGCGATGCGTCGCATTGGAAAAAGCGTCGCGCGGCGGCGGCATTGCCGGCGGCCGCCGACACAGCGAAGGAATCAAAAAGAAACGCAAACCGTTTTCGGAACGACCGTCGTCGTGGGCAGAACGTCACGACCCGAACACAACGCCGATTTGCGGCGCGTCGTTGGCGACGTTGGAACAAATGTTGAAACGCGCAGCATGAACAACCAAACCAAATCACGTATGCGCGAAAAACATTCTTGGACGACGTGGCTGGCGCCGCTGGTCGTCCTGCCGTTCTATCCCAT